GGTAAAATTGTCCTCGTCAGCTCTGCTACTAACAATGGTAACCAGTTTACCCTGGATATGGTTCCTTCACTTCAAGCTGATCGTTGGTATCGTCTAGGCTGGATGTTTTATACCAGCGGTTCTGACTTCAGATGCAGAACCTTCACAAATGGTGTTCAAACTAATGATGTGGTATGTTTGGAGCCTTTTAACTCAGCAAACGGCCTTTCCTTTGGCGCAGACTGGGCTTATTCCGATCCTAGCATTACGACACCAGGTATTCTGAGTCGTCGATGGACAGGTAGACTTAGAAACGTGACTATTGGACGAGCTCTCTTCTGGCCTGTCTAATCTGGGTTATCCAATTAATGATTTCTCTGCCACCTTTTTGTTATGGTAGTTCAAATCATAGTTGGAGAAATATATGAACGAGAATTTCCTTCACGAATATGCCCGATTTGTAGATGGCGTCACCAGTGCCCCTAGCCAGGACAAGGATGCCTTTCTAGCACGCATGGCAGAGCTATATGACCAGGGTTGTAATGTTGAACGTCTCCTAACCGCTGCCTGTGGTCTATCGGCTGAGGGTGGTGAATTCATGGAGATTGTCAAGAAGATCCTCTTCCAGGGCAAGCCATTTGATGAAGCAAATCAGTTTCACATGAAGCGCGAACTCGGTGATGTTACCTGGTATTGGGCTAATGCTTGTATTGCGTTGAATCTAGATCCCTATGATGTTCTAGAGGAAAACATTCGCAAGCTTGAAAGCCGTTTTCCTGGTGGTAAGTTTGAAATTGCCAAGAGTGAAAATCGAAAGGCCGGTGACCTTTGATTGATCATCCTTTTCTTTCCTTTAAAGAGTTGTCTGAAGATGAACTTCAGGACAAAGCTGCTGATCTACATAAAAAGCTGAGTAAAGCCTATATGTGGGGATCTAGCCGTGATCTCATTTCTCAACTTGAGTGGATGCTTGAGATGATTGAGGAAGAAAAGATGGAAAGGCTGAAAAAGCAAAACTTTGAGGCCGTCAAAGCTATGTTCCCTGAGACTGTTGAATCTGACCCTGAGTATGCTCAGACCAAGAGCAACATGGATGATACTAATTCCAAAGTTGTTAAGCCAGCTCAGACCAAAAAGACACCACAAATCCCCATGCCTCTTTTTGACAAAGAATATGTCAACAAAGATAACAAGTCTGGGAAATAATGACTTAGCCACCTGGCTTTCGTTATATTGATGAAAATCAGACATAGGACACTAATCAGAATTGGTGATTTGTAAGAGGGTTGAAACCTCGCAAGCTAAATACAACGAACGACAACAGGATGCTCAACAAAGGGCTGCTCAAATCTTGTAGTTGTGTTGCTGGCCAGCAATTCTTTTGACGCGTTTCGCGTGTTAGTGTCCTATGTCCCACTTTGGGGACTGTAATGGACGAAGACGAAATCAATCTGCCCAACCACCTCTTCATTAGCCTGCGACACAAATTCAAGGCTACGCGAGTCATGGGTCGCAAACTCTCTCCTACCACTATCAAGGTAAAAGTAGACATCAGTCCTCTAGATGAAGACACCGATGAATACGCTCACAAGATGGAAGTGGCTCTTGCCAAAATGAACTATTTTGTAGAGCGAGTTCTTTCTGAAACCGTTATCTTTAGTTGGGACAACGAATGGGCAATGGATTGCTTCTTCCAGGACAGAGAGTTATCTACGAATAACACCGTCATGGTTTGCCCTGAAGAGCCAACTGATGCGCTACTTTGCGAAGTTCTTTTGTGTAAATTCAAAGCCCTGACACAGGGAATTTTCGAGTTCCACAGTATCGAAATTGAGTCAAACGACTCAAGAGATATGAGCTTTATGTTTGTGGGAAGTAATCCTGGCGAGTCATTCCCTGGCCCTGAAGATTGGTTGAGTGAACGCAATTTCTTCAGCAAGCCTTGGTGGAATCGTAGTGATGCGAGTTCTCTGGATATCATTCCAGACGAAGATGACGATCTCAACGAGATCCCCACATGGGCGTATAGTCTCGGCTTTATCGCTGAACGCCTGGCCGATGATAGTCTTCCCAACAATGTGGTGGTTCGCCCAGAATTTCGCCCACAGGTTATTGAAGGTGGTAAAACAGACTAATGAAGATAAAAGGTCGTGCCATTGATGATTGGGGCAACGTTCTCTTTGAAACAGATGGATTAATAGACCTTCTAATGCGGGGTAGTGAGCTTTCGAGCGAGCTCAGTGCTCTGGACTGCGACGGGGTGGCCAAGTTTAATGCTTTGTGTAAAGAACTTGACCATCCCGAAGACATGGTTTCAATCTATTCTAAACCAGAGCTTGACGTTGCTTCCTGGGATTTACAGCATCAAAAGGTATGGTTCACGCCTGAACCATACTCTAGCTTAGATGTGTACGATTGGCTGATGGCCAAATGCCATACCCAAGATCAGATTGATAGAGTAAATGAAGAATGGGTTCTCTTCACCGAACGGGAAATGATACCATTGCTTCGTTGCTTAATCTATTTGGTGGATTCTTTCAGAGAAAGAAAGGTAGTCTGGGGCGTTGGACGAGGATCCAGCGTGGCTAGCTATATCCTATATTTGATTGGTATTCACAAAGTGGATTCCATAAAGTATGATCTAGATGTCAAAGAATTCCTCAAATAGACACCGATTTAAATACGTATAAATAGAACAATAGGTCGTAACCAGGAGGAGCATAATATGGCTCGCAACTTCAAAAAACCAACCATGTCTATGCGCGGGCGTGTGATCGATATGGATGCTCTACGAGCCCAGAACGAGGATTCCCGTGCTATTGGCAACGGCAAAATGAATGCTCGAGGCGATATCATTGGTCCCAACGGACAGATCGAAGTCCGCAGAGAACAGATTGCTCGTGACTATTACAACAGGAATCCAATGGCCGCTATGCCAGTTTCTCTGAAACCAGCAGTGCCTGACCAGTTCGAAACTCCTGAGCAAGCTGTTAGCCGTCTTACTGGCAAGGTTGAAAAACCCAAAACAGAAACTGACGCCCCACAGGGAGTTCTTCCCAAAAAGGGTCGTCGCCTAGTAAACGATAGTAAAGACTAAGGACTTCGGTTTAACCGGAGACAACAATGCCAGCAACAATTTTCACAAAGATACGAGGCGATATTCGTCCCATTAAAAATCACGTTCTAGTGGTCAATATGGAGAAGGGTGATAAGATCACCAAAGGTGGACTGATCATTCTTGATGACAACGGCAAGGATCGAGGTATCCGGCCACGTTGGTGTCAGGTTTGGAAAGTTGGTCCTGAACAAGAAGATCTTCGTCCAGGACAATGGATTCTAGTCGAGCATGGACGATGGACCTACGGGGTAGAGACTGCCATTCCAGAAGGCTCTGACGATGAAATCTTTTATGTCCAGAGAGTAGATATAGAAGGCATCTTAGGCGTCTCGGATGAATATCCCCTCTGATTCGTTCAAAATGGTCGTAGCCGTTCGAGACTACGACCATTTTGAGTCTATGAATGACTTTATCTGCTATGAACGACCCAAAGTAAAAACCTATGAATGGTTTCATAGAGGTGTTAGTGAAGTGGATTGTAGCACCTTGACAATTGAGTTCTATAACAAAGTAGATGCTTTGATCTTCAAACTTACATACGGCTAAATCATGAAACCTGGTCCCATTCTCTTGGACTCTTCTAGTCGCAGCTGGCTTTCTAAAATGCGTTTTCCAATCGCGTTAGTCCAAACTTTTGTTCCTGACCTCTCTCATGATTTTGATTCCATCATCGGCGAAGATGATTATTTCCGACATGGGCTATTCAAAGATCGTTCGTCATGGTTATCCAAAAGAGATATCATCCACGATATTAGATATGATACCATACAGAATGAAGTTGATGGATTTGAATCCAGGGTCTATAGATTATTCACACTATTTGCGAGCACCTCAGATTCAATCACATACAGATTACGTTGGGAATAATGGGTATCTTACGGGAATTCAATCCAAAGATGGTATTAGAGTGGCATCAGGTTCCCTTTCCCACTCAAGAAAATGACAAAACTATCACTACCAATTCCTTGGGCTGGAAAAGTGTTGATTGGAAAGCATTCAACGTCCGTCGTGATGAAGCGGTCGACTGGTGTAAGGGGAATATGATCCACGGCCGATTTTCTTTTAAAGAAGGAATTGGGGGATCGTTTTTCTTCAAAAGCAAGCGTGATGCGATGACATTCAAGTTGGCTTTCAGTGGCCGTTAAGACCTTATATCACCCTCGTGGGGAATGGATTGTAGTCGTTCCCCACAAGGGTAATCTATTTGAATACAGAAACGACTTTGTTACTAGCAACCTAAGTGAAGAGGTCAGGCATTGGCTCTACCAGGTGGTTGGTAAGCAAGTCAGAGACTTTTCGTGTACTTCCGATTCTCACCCTTGGTATAGCAGAGTTTGGCAAGTCAATACCAGCTATGCCTTCTTTTTCCATACTAGAAGGCAAGCTCAACTTTTTATTCTGTGTTGGACCTAAATAGCACGTCAGAGACGCCCAGAGAGCGTCATAGCACGCTAAGATCGGATTTTGTGCTGCCCAACTAGTCAACAGACGGTTGGACCTCAGAAACCATCATAGGGGACAAAATAGGCGTCACGTCTAAATTGACGTATCACCTCTTTTTAACCTATTATGAAATTCAGCAAAAGCATAATCCTAAATCAAAAGGAAGTTGAAATATGAGCACACCCGATTTGTGGGTTGAAAAGTACCGTCCAAAAACTCTCGATGGTTATGTTTTTAAGAACGATACCATCCGTGCTCAAATCGAAAACTGGGTCAAAAACCCAGAGGGAAAGGTTATTCCGTTCCCTCACTTGCTTTTGAGCGGCTCACCAGGAGTTGGAAAGACCACACTGGCAAAGCTTTTGATGAATGAGCTGAATGTCAGCAAGTATGATATCCTGGAACTAAACGGGTCACGCAACAATAGTGTGGATGACGTCCGAGATACAATCATCAATTTCTGTTCCACCTATCCAAATGGTGAATACAAAGTCGTTCTGCTTGATGAGGGTGACTATCTATCGCAGAACGCACAGGCCATTCTACGTAACGAAATGGAACGGTTTTCTGAGAGCGTTCGCTTCATTATCACCTGTAACCTTCCACACAAGATTATCAGTGCTCTGCATTCTCGAATGCAGGGTATCCATTTTGATACCTTGGATATGGAAAGCTTTTTTGGAAGAGCTCTGGAAATTCTGACTGCTGAAAATGTTACCTATGATATCAATGATCTAGAAGCATATGTAACAAACACCTATCCTGATCTGCGCAAATGTATCAATCTACTTGATCAGCATACATTTGGTGGCACGCTGTCGCCGCTAAAAGAAGCTTCTGCTACCAATCTGAACTATATGGAAGGTGTTGTTGAGCTTTTCAAGGCTCGTCGTTTCACTGAAGCACGTAAAATGATTGTCAGCAATGCTGACATTAACGATTACGAAGAAATCTACAAGTTTCTATATAAGAACCTTCACCTATTTGGTGATGATGAAGTGATCCAAAGTGCGGCGATCGTCATTATTGCTCGTGGTCTTCGCAACCATGCCATTTGTGCTGATGCTGAAATCAATTTGTCTGCTACCATTGTTGAGTTAAGTCAGCTATGAGTGAGAAGTGGGATATCAGATATATTGAGCTCGCTCGTCTTGTCTCTACTTGGAGTAAGGATCCAAGCACTCAGGTTGGTGCCGTGTTGGTTCGCCCTGATAACAGTGTGGCAAGTATTGGCTACAATGGTTTTCCTCGAGGGATTGAGGATACCGATGAACGTCTCAATGATCGAGATGTCAAGTATAGCCATATGATTCATGCTGAGATGAATGCGGTATTGAATGCCCATGATAGTGTGAGAGGCGACACTTTATTCTTGTGGCCGCTATTGTGCTGTGATCGATGCGCACCGCATATGATCCAAGCCGGAATCAAGAGGGTTGTGGCTCCAACGTGCCCTCCAGAAAAAGCTGATCGGTGGGAGCCAATTCTCATTGAGAGTCGCAAAAGATTTGATGAAGCAGGCGTAGAGTGGGTCGAGATCCCCTACGAGAATTTTGAGGAACCAAATGTCTAAATATCTACGCAACCGACCTTTTATGGTCATCACCTATTCATACGTCTTGGCAGCAGGTCAAAAGAGCAATACGCCTGGTTTCATGGAATCAGCCAGATGGGAACCAATTGAAAATATGGTCATCTGCGACCGGGTATCAGATAAGCAATTTGGCAAAGCTGAGCTAATAATTGATATCTTTGAAAACAAAGTCATCAAGACCAGGGATGATTCGCTTGGTGAACATGAATTGATCCAGACCTTTGTTTCTCGTTATTACAACGAAATCAAGGCCGCTCTGGCTACTTGGATTCAAAAGGATCCATCAAATATCGACCGCGTTAGAACGTTTGTTGAACGCTTCAAGACGCAACAGGAGACAGCAGATGTCGAAAGTAATTCTAACTGACTGCGACGAAGTTCTCTTTGATTGGGCTTCTCCTTTTGAAGAATGGGTTCGAGAAACATATCCTGAGTTTCGAGACACTCCTGGAGTTCTACAAGATCACTGGCATATTGAAGCCTGGCTAGGATGTAGCCTAGAAGAGTCTCGAGATATGGTTCGAATCTTCAATGGCGATCCCCAGTTCTGGACTTCTTTTAAGCCGCTGCCTAGTGTGGTCGAAAATGTCCACAAACTCTATCAGGAAGGCTACAGCTTCGTGGCTATCACCGCGTGCGCAACGGACCGCGAAACCCATCTGGGTCGCTGGAAGAACCTCGAAGACGTCTTTGGCTATGGCGTGTTTGACACGCTTCATTGTGTGGGACTTGCCGAGAGTAAGCGAGCCCATCTGGCTCGCTATAATCCAGCCATCTGGGTCGAGGACAAGACTCGGCACGCCCTGGATGGTGCTGAGGTAGGCCACCAGAGCTTCCTCATCAACTATAAACACAATATAAGGGATGGTCAGAATATTCCGGGTGTCACAAGAGTTGATGACTGGAATGATATCTACGCCCATGTCAGTAATAGAGGTCCAGCTTTCAGCTGAGCAACTTTATTACAAATCTACTGGGGCGGGCCTATATTTAGTGCCCGCTCCAGTTATGATTAACTACCAGGTTTCCACTTTCCATCTGACGTAAATACGAGTGAGCAGCCCGTAAACACCAACTCCAACATGGAGGTCGAAAGTGGCTAGACAACCCCGTGCTAAAGGCGCAAATCGCGCCAATCCTAGAAATGACCGTAACAGCTTTGGTGCTACCCCAGGTGCCCGTGGTTCAGGTCGATATAATCAACAGGATCGCACCTCGAATGTTATTGAGCTAAACTTCCCTCAAAAGCCAAAGAAGCAGCGCGTAGACATTATTCCTCGTAACCTGAGCCAGGAAAACCTGGTAGCTAGTTTAGAGGATCCATCCAAGTATGTTACGTTTGCGGTTGGCCCAGCAGGCACCGGTAAAACTCTCCTCGCAACCCTTCACGCTATCAAATGCTTTAAGGCTGGCTTGGTTGAGAAAATTGTTATCACTCGTCCAAACGTGGCAGTTGACGACAAGGATATTGGATATCTACCAGGAGACATCTTAAAGAAGATGACCCCTTGGATGATGCCAGTTCTGGACGTCTTTGCGGAATTCTACAATGCGGCCGAAATTCAGGTCATGTTGGAAGAAAACATCATTGAGATGGTTCCCATTGCTTTTATTCGTGGACGCACCTTCAAGAACGCTTATATTCTAGTTGATGAAGCCCAGGGCACTACCCCTAACTCACTACTCTCGATCCTAACCCGTATCGGTGAAGGTTCGCAGATGGTTGTTACTGGTGACCTTGCGCAGAGTGACCGTGGAGCAGATAACGGTCTCGCTGACTTCTTGAATCGTTTCCAGGGATCAAAGCATATTGATGTTATCAAGTTTGAACGTCAGGATGTTGAACGTCATCCTGTTGTAAAGGAACTGCTTGGAATCTACAGCGACAAGGATATCTAAGAGCATAACCTGTAATCCTGAGAGTGGTCTTGGAAATTTCCAAGACCACTTTCTTTTTGATTGACAGAATCATCACACCTGTTACAAATACCCACATGAGCAACGAATCACACTTCAAACCCTTCGCCCGCGAACATCAGATGTTCGAGATGATTGCTTCTGGTCAGAAGCATATTCGGATCGACATGGAAAAGATCAAAGATCTTGTTGAGGATGATTCCCCGGAGGAAATAGCCCACGAGATTTATGAGGCAGAGATTGCCTCACAGGGATCATTCAAGCCTTTTGTCAAGGTAGAGAAGCCGGTCCTGGAAAACAATCAGTGGATCGTCAAGAAGCACCTCAATGATACTGGCAGCGATGCTTATCAGGCGCTCAAGTCCGGTATCCTTTGGAACAGTAAAAATAATACACCTGACTATCAGGGCACGATCGAATATTATCGGTCGATGCTGAAAAAGGGTAGTATTGATATGCGATACGTTGACCTCTTGCTTGAAACCAAGACTGATGAGCTCAAAGATTTCAGAGCAGAACTGGTTTACTTCAAGCTGGGTGGTCAGCGCAAGGGCGATACTATCTACGGCAAGGTAGATGCGGCGTAAAACCTATCTTGGTGATGAGGTTCTAAAGGAAGTTGCGGGACGACTTCGTTTTGGGGCCACGAATATTGAGGATCGCCTTGCTCTAGACACTAAGCCAGAACCCAAGCCCTGGACCTTTCCTTCTCATCCGCTTGATGAGATCGCTTCAGAATTTGGGATGCTGGGATTTGAATTCAAAGTTCTCCAGGAAGCTGCTATGCGCGAAATGGGGAATCATGAAATTCTTCAGCACTATTATCGCAAATTCCTAATGGCCGCCAAGCTTGTTCTAAATGACGAGCTTGAAAAGGCTCGTATCCATGAACGTCGCCAGAGTGAAGAAAAGAACCAGCGAGATGCTGCTTTTCAGAAAAGACTGCGCGAGTGGGAGGATCGTCGTAACAAGCTTACAGACACTTGGACAAAGGTTCGTGAAACTATCCGGACCCGCTGGGGTCGTATAGGACGTAGTATAGCGACCTTGGTAGAGCAGGATGCTGCTCTTTCCAGTATGGACGCCAGAGATGTAGTCTTTTTAGAAGAACTCCAGCGACGCAATATCGCAGTGATCGAGCAAGGTCGAGTTCAAAGTATTAACTGGGATCGGTTTGCTGATATCAGCATTGAAGATATCAACGATATCATTCTGATTCTAGACTCAGACGAGAGTGGTGGATTCATAGCCAAACCCACCGTTTCAGAACTGGAAGCTTCCAGTTAATCAGGAACGCCTTTGCGAATTGCTGTTTTGGCTACCAAGGCATTCTTGGGTGCGGGGCCATCCACGGTCTTGCAGGTGATCTTACCGCGAGAATTTGGCTTACATTTTGGATTTGGCTTGATAATAGTTGGAATCAACAGCTTGGTCTCTGGGTCAAAGAAATTGATCTGACCGCCGAAATCATCTTGGCGAGATGCTGCTCCGATTTCTATCTTATATTTTTCGCGCCCACGATGTAGTAGGTCTTCGATTTCATCTGGAGTGATACCAGCTGTCTTCCCACGTTGCTGAACTCTCTGGTGAAAGTGGGGACTAGAAAGATCCAAGTCTACCACAGGTTTATCAGCCAGAACCTTATCCAGCGGCTGGTAATCTTTGGAATCTAGTTCTTTTTCAATAGCACCAAGGCTTTTTTCACCAAGATTGCTAAGTAGTTCCCATAGACGCATGACAGCCTCCAGTCTCATGTCCTAACTCCTATTTAGCGATTTGCTATGGGTGATAAGTAATGGATACGAGGAGACACCTATGCCTGAAAATCCCCAATTGTTCAAGCGTCTATCTGATTCAACTAGCTTGACCGATGTATTGATCCAGATGGAGGATTTTATAGATTCTCTTGACATCTATGTGTTCAAAAATTGGTTCGAAGGTGAAGTTGTGGATGGTCCAGAGATCCGAAGATACTGGGTTTCTATGACTCTCAAATATGACTATGAACAGATGCCGGATCCAGCTGGTGCTGAACGATTGATCCGTCACGGAGTCAAGGTAACGTATCGCCGCGCCAAGGAAGAAATCCCAGTAGATATTGAATCTCCAGATGATTATGAGCCAGCTACCCGCAAGCCCAAAATGGAGCAAAAAGATATCTGGTTACTAGAGGTCCAAATCCCTCGCAGGTTCATCGAAGAGCTAGACGACTCTGACCTTGAAATCCATGTTGACGATGAGATTGTTGACGTCGAAGACGTAAGTGATGCTCGAGATGAAAACATTGATGACTCTGATGCTTTTGTCAAGGATAGCGAAGAGTCATCTGACGATGAAGAAACAGGTGGTCTATAATGTCTAATTTGTTTGAAGGTCTCAAAGAAAACGATTTGGAAGAACTGGTTCTTCCAATGATTTCTATTGATGAATACGAAAGCAAACTAGACGATGACAGCATTGTGGTTGCTTTCTATATTTTGGATCGTGACCCTAGTCAGGATCTGAATCGCTTCATTCAAAAGGGGGCGTCAGCCATACTTGATACTGATGTCAGTCCTGCTCCTAACGAAGACGGCTACTATGTGGTTTTCGTAGAATTTTTGAGAGATGCGGATTTTCCCAAGAAGCTTCTAGATACCCTGGATAGCCTCAAAGGGCTAACGGGCATTTCTTCTTGGAAATGTCAGATGTATGACGTGGAAGAAATTCTACCAGTAACTGGAGATAATCTCAGATCCCATGTAAGACTTGTCTCTCTAGAAGAGCAAGAATCACCAGAATCTGAACTAGTTGAATTCTTCCGATCGAGCGATCTAGACAACATGCTGATCGAGGGCAAAAAGGTAGTCTTAGAAGCCCGAGGAGTAGCCGTAGAACTTCTACTAGTGGACCACGGCGATCTGAGCACTGTATATGAAAACAATGCTGTTATGAGCTCTGCGACCCGTTTAGATGAGACAGCTATCGCGAATTCTCGAAGGATTGAGCGTATGCTAGGAGAGTTTTGGCTGGCCGAGCAACGCGGAGAGCATATCTTAGTCAGACATACTCTCCAAGAAGATGTAGTGTTGTTTAGACTGTGATCAGATAATCAGCTGACTTTGAAGCTTCATCGTCACCTGATTGGGTTCGATGATAAAGTATTTGGTTTCATTGCCCTCGATCTCGAGACGCAAGACCATTCGCCCGCTCTTCATGAACTTAGCCATATCCTCAGCCGTTTCTTTGTCAAAGCAGCCCCATACCTCGGTATAATCAGCATACTGCGCAAAGTAATCTTCTTCCCGACAGGCGATCTTGAGATCGCCATTTCCGTCGAGAATGAACGGACCCTGATAGGTTTCGCCCGTGTGATAGGCCGTTTCGCCGATCGTGAACTCCGAGAAGAGCTCATTGAAACTTCCAAAGCCCGGCTTCATGAAGTGTGCGTTCATGGCGGGCAGGTCAAATACAACATTGTCCATTGACTGGAAATTGAGAATAACCTGAAGACCCATTAAGATTCTCCGCTCTTAAAATCACCATCGGCGTCCAAATGCGCAGGCGGCCAACCCTGGGCCGCTATGTTCTTGGACCGAAGATGTCTATTATAAGCGCGAAAACCATACCGAAAGGGTGAGGTGGTTACGCTTCCTGCGATAAAGGCGAGGATCACCGTGAGGATGGGATGCTCTGCCATGAATGTTAATGTGTCCATGGCCTATGAATAGCACGAGTAGGGTGCTAGTCAAGCAAAAAGGATATAATTATGTCCCGTGGAATGTCAGCTTGAATAGCATGGCTTTTTCCTTGTCGCGAAACAAAAATTCACGTGAGGTGCGTGTTCCTTGGTGTCGCCAATCCACATTAGCGACACCAACATTGTCTAGCAGCCACTGGTAAGCATCATCCCTGATAAATCGCCAGCCTGCGTTAATCAGGTAGCTAGGTATTTCTTCATCTGCAAGGTTGAATGCTTCAAAGAAGACATCAGTCTCTTTGGAATTAAGAACAATGGTGTGCCAATCCGTATTCTCTATATAATACATGCCAAGACGTTAGCAGAACAGGAACAGAAGTCAAGGAAAAGGCCGAACATTTCTGTTCGGCCTTTGGTCGGGATTGTAGGATTCGAACCTACGGCCCCCTGCTCCCAAAGCAGGTGCGCTACCAGGCTGCGCTAAACCCCGTTGTTATGCTCTATTTATACAAGCATTTTATATAAAGAGCAAGAACTTTATGTCCAAAGACTTGATCTCACGTTCATGAGGCGTACCAGCATTTCAGTATCTTCTGCCTCATAGAAATCGGCCAGGTTATCAACTAGCGCATATCTATCTTTAAAGATAGCCTCACCAGTTTTAGGATTTACGTCCCAGATCAACTGATCTGTATAGGGATCAGACCGCAATGGTCGATAAACCTTCCACCAAGTATATAAGAACTTTTTCTCCACAAATAACTGGTTTCTCGAACCCGGATAGTTATTTTGCTGTATTTCCCGATCCAGTAAGGCAATACCTTGACTGGCATCTCGAATTCTTTTTCTTTTAAATTGAAACCAGGTTTCATAGAAGGTCTTACTGGTTCCGTCATCAGCCTCGCGCGATAGGTTCATCGCGGCAAGTTCTATTTCCACATAATCAACAAATAGATTAAAACAAGAATGGAGCATACGGGTATCAGTGTCGTAGTAACCGGGTTTCAAACCGGTATCGACCAAATGATATCGATGTTTGGTTCTATAACGAATAAAATCTTCAACTGATCTGTAAGGTTCCACTACCATCCTATGCCAGATATCAGGAATGGTTTCCCAAAAAAACCACCTGATAGGGAACTTTTTCTTTATCTTGATTTCATAGCGATTGTTGCTCGAAAGCAATCTGAATTTATAATACTTGGGAGAGGGTAGGTAGAATCTCCTCAGGATCTTTTCAATAAAAGATCGTTGATGAGGGAATTTGTTGGTTTGGAATTTGAACATAGTAATGGTGGCCCCTACAGGACTCGAACCTGTAAATGAGACTTAGGAGGTCTCCGGTTTTTCCAGTTAGCCTAAGGAGTCAGTGTTTACTTGGACTTCCCGTAACGCTTGCGAGCTTCTAGGATTTCAGGGCTTTCCGGTGGAATCTGTTTCCACCCGCCATAGATCATAGCGAGCAT